ATATATCAACAACGCCTCTATTAACAGCAGATGTGAACTCAGCAACGGCCGCGCCTCCGGGAAGATCTAAAATAGGATCTGTTTGTGTTTCTTGCGGCGTATCGTCTATTTCTTCTACTATCTGAGTATCTTCATCGCCCGCAAACAGATTTACACCTGACTCTGGAGTTTCAACATCTTCTGCAAATAGATTTCTACTTGCCACCCGCTGCTCTCCTGCGTATTTCTGTAATTACTTGAGAGCGGGACATATTGTTATCTTTCATTGTTTGCTTAATGTTGGACTCTGTTGCGCCAGCATCCTTAAGAATTTTCTTTAATTCAGTCCGTTTATGTTTTATCCAGTCTGATTGGGAATTGCCTTGACCTAAAAATATGGCTTGCTCTTCGTAATAGTTAGCTAGTTTTTTCTTTGCGGATATTGTGTCTTGAGTCCATTTTATTAAATCGTCGCCCTTTAAGCCTAAAGGCAATGCTACTGCCTTAGCTAAATCTAGCTCGCCTTTAGATAGCGCGCCAAAAGTAACCGCTCCAACAACATCCAAGCTTAATCTTTTTTGCAATTGTTCAAGCTTAATTGTTGCCGCTTTATAACTAGGGAAAAACTGAGTTATTGGGCCAGTATCCGCACCCTCGCCAATTAAAGGAGTGACTTGTTCAAGATTGGCTATGTTTTCTCTAATTTTATCGACCATCCCAAAGGCTTTATCTGCCGTTGCGGTCGAGTCCTTAACTTGCTCAATCTTTCTAGCGGTTTCCACTGTTCTTTCTGATTGCTGTTGAAGCCTGTCTTGCTTGGTTTGAGCGGCTTTGTTTAGAACGTCGAGCCTATCTTGGCCTTCAACCTGAGAGCCTTCCGCGTTCCTTACAACCACTTGACCGCTAGGTAAGCTTTGAATTGTTGCGCCCGTTTCTAAAATATCTGTTTTTGCAGATGCTAATCCTGTTTTTTTACTTCCCCGCTCATCCAATTCAATAGCGTTTTGAGACTGCCTTATTAATTCATTTGGATCTGAATCCAGCAAAGCAAGCCCTTCTTCTGTTTCTATGGTTGGCAGTCCTTGATTTCGTAAATCAAGAAGCCTGTTTTGCAGGGTACTCCTTACGCGCTCAATTTTACCCGCCTTTAAGTCTGGGATAATTTGGCGCGCTACACCAGCAACCGAAGTGACTAGTTGTTGTTGTCTTTCGTTAAACTGCTTTATATCTGTGGGTGCTGCGGCCTCAGTTGCTTGAGTTTGAGCTTCTAATAGTCTTTGTCTTACAGGGGTTTGTTCTCGACCTTTCTTTATTGAGTCAAGATTTTCTACATTCATAAGAATATTAGAAAATACCTTGCCCGCGTCAAGAACTTTTCCTTGCATTGCTATTTTTGGCATTACGGCCATTACGCTAACCCCGCTAGACTTAAAATGTTTCTCGTTCCTGCACTTCTAGCATCCGAAGCTCCAATCATGCCAGCCGCTTTTACAGCGCCGCCAGAGGTAATTAAATCAGTGATATTAGTGCCAGCCCCGATTGCGATATTAGCTTGAGAGCCCGCTATGTCTGTCCCTACGTTTAGTAGGTCGCTAATACTTTGCTTCTGGCTTTGAATTAATGGTGATGCGGATAATAAGACGTTTTTACTTAACTGTTCGAGGGTGTCTCCGGCGCTTAGTCGGCCTCTAGCAGCCGCCATTTTACTGGTTCCAGCATTAGCGTTATCTAATGCCATTTGGAATAAAGGATTGCTTTGGAGGAAATCGAATTGTGCGTTTGGGTCGGTCAAGAAACCAGCTTGATCTATACCTTGCTGGCCTACTTGTTGGAATGGCTGGAGAAATCCTAAACCTTGTTCTCTTGCGGCTTCGGTTGTGGCTATTCCTTCGGTTACGGCTTGGCCTTGAATCTCAGCGGATTGCAACGCAGCCTTTCCAGCCGTTTTACCTGTAAAATCATCCCACGCGTCTTTAATGAATCCCACGATGTAACCTCAATCTTATTACGTCATATAGCTGGCCGTTAGTCTTATGGCCGCGCTTTATAACTCCAGACTTTCTAAACCCCAATCTTTTAGCAAAAAAAACAACTTCGGGGTAACACTCTGGTATCTCGGCGTAAATTGAGGCGTTCTTGGCTTCACCGAAATCAAAAGCCATTCGCGCTAATTGTAGTGCATGTTTCCTATGTTCTGGTAAAACTTGAAAATGACACTTTAACTCGCCATTCTCTTTATGGTAGATCATTAAGCCTATTATGTCATTACCTAAATACCCGCCTATGTATACCGCCCAGTCAGGCGGATTAAAGTTTTGGCATTCTGGGCAGTTATCGTCCTTTATTCTCTCATATATTTCTGGGTGACATAAAATCTTTTTAATTTCATCTTTATCTTTAGTCTCTTTGACGCTAAGCATCAATTTCCGTCACTGTAATATTAGCGTTCACTGAGCTATTTGCGCTTACCTTCACCTTAATAATACCTCCCGTCTGTAAAGATTGCCCTATTATTGACGGGGCTAGGTAGCTTTTGCCGGCTCTAATTGTCTCGGCTGTTACCAATTCATCAAAGACATCATCTGCCCCAGACTGGACTAGTCGGATAGTGATAGTGACGTTTGACGATGAATAGTTATTAAATGTCGCAGCATCAATGCCTGCGCGCGCTTTATCAGACGGCACTAAATACACGTCTTGAAAGGCTGTTGTTAAGTCAACACCGCTTGCTGCGATAACTAAGGGATTACTGGCCATTAGTAATCTTCCTCCCAGTTAAACGAACACACCACATCAACTGATCCGCTTGTAGCTTCTGCGGTGATTGTTATTCTGTCATCTGGATTGATATGGTAATCTTCGCCTATTTCAAAATCTCCAGAGTCCGATTTAGCCATACCTAAAGTAAATTGTTCGTCTCCACCCGTGATAGATGTTGCGGCTGTGTCCTTTTCTGCCACCGAAGAGTCGGCTTCAACGGGGCTATAGTTTGCAGCAATCAATATGCCGTTTTTCCTCATTCGTAAAGTAGAGGGTTTTGTACCATCTACTGAGGCTGTTGCCGAGACTATCTTTATCCTTTTTCTGTTCGGCACCCCTTGCCAAAACAGACTGTTATGTAAGGTTAATACGGGGGTTTCTGTTGTCCCTATCCCTGCTTTGCTGCCCGACGCACCATGATGAAGATGTGCAGCTCCATTATCACCCTCAGAAAATCCGGCGCAACTTGCCGACGATCTGACCATAGCCTAACCATTGATAACGTATTTGGTAAACGTTGCCTTTGGTTGGATCTAAAGTTGTGCCGCTTGCGCCGGTTCCATCAAACTTATCTCCATTTCATCCGTCACCAGCTCCTTGCGAAGTATCTGCTTGCAGCGTCCACGTATCAGTAGGCGCAAGCCCCGCAATATCTTGCGCGTATGATCCGACTGCGGTTGTACCACTTAAAGAATAAGATCCAGTATGTGTCTCAGAGTCATAAGAAACAAACTTTACTGTGCCGTCCCCATCTGAATGGACTTCCCATCCAGATCCGAGAGAAGAATAATCATGATCTGCAATCTCGTTTGCCGTGGTAGAAATAACACCAGAATTTGTCACTGTAACGGTAGAATCTGCGTCTCCATCTAATGTAATAGTAATATTTTCATTAGTAGTGCTTGCGGTTGTTATTGTTAGCGTTCTGACCTCTTTATGTCCTCCGCGTCGCCTTAGTATGCCGAAATCAGATCCGTTATACCCGAAGAAATAACCGTCTGTTGAGTCTCCAATGCCGGCCGTTTGCTCAGAGTTCGCCACGCCTGTCGTGAACAACGCGGTGAGCCGAGTAAGGCCACCTTGACCTGCGTTATACTTAACGGCGACCCTTGTTTGAATTTGCGCGCTTTGGTTGGCTCCTGCCCCAGTGCTTAACTTCATTCTATGTTCATCAACGGACGCTGTGCCGTTGTTAGAATGATCGTGCCAGACTTCAGGATTGATATTGTATGAAAAATCAGCTTGGATTTGAGGTTTTAGTTTTGCGACCAGCAACTCTCCAAAAGCGGTTTTTTGATTTTCCTCTACGACATTATTACTCATATCATGTTCCACGTGGAACCATCGAATATAAGGTGCATCGAGAAGTATCTCACATTAATTATTTTCTGTGTTTGTCCGTCAATACTGCCTATTACCGTCACGGAGGCGTTGGTTCTTTTAATGTGTAAAGTATCTTCTTCAATAGCATTTGGATCTAAAGTAACGTTGATTGCTGTTGTGTTTTGGCATAATACAATCTGGTTTCTGCTTGTTGTAAAGTCGGCGGTGATTATCTCAACATCAAAATCAATCTTTTCAAGTGAATGGATCCTAGCTGCATTTTTAGCAACCCTCGAACTTGCAGCGGTTAATTCTTGTGTGGTGCCGGCAATAATATCTTCCCCGCCGCCTGTTCTATTCCATAATTGAAAGAGTATTTTGCTCCATTGCTCAAAAAAAGCGCGTAACTCAGGGTCACTAAAGAATTTATCAGGTATTCTAACCTGTGGCGGCGGGTTTACATTAACACTCATTTTCCTGCCAGCCTTATATCAATTGTTGCTGAATAAAGATTGTAAGCAACTGGATCTGATGTTGTAATTCTTACAATCATATCGTAGAAGGATTTCATCGAGTACCATTCCGCTTTTAAATTATACTCTCCAAGTCGACCGATACGCATCCACGTACCTGTGACCCATGATCTACCGCCATCATATGAGGCTTCTATCATTATCTTTGGGTCTTCGCCTTGTCCTGAGATTACTCCCACGCCGGTCTCTAGTAAGAATTCCATCCTACTCATTTGGATGCGTGCGCCTCTTTGCCCTAACTTATCACCATTAATAGACCCCATTACTCTACGTCTTAACCATGTCTCACCGGCTAGGTCGTAAGTGTCAAAATCTAAATAGTTTAAGTTTCCGTTACTTCTATCACCAACTAAAACTCTATTGTATGCGTGAAGAAAAGAGCCTGCATTATATCTGCCGCCCTCAGTTCCTTCTGATAACTCAAACCATCCATTAATACCAAGGCTCTCAACTAAAGCCCATGTTTTATTTTCAGTGGGGAAGGTTAATATATAAATATTCTTATCATCAATTGTGATCACGTCACCAAAAGCGTCTGATGTTGTGGCGTAGCCTTGAATTGTACCCGATATTGCGGCGGTACTTACCACCTGTGACTGACCCCCTCGCGCCGTATAAACCTGATTGTCAGAGCCTAGCCAGTATATAAAATCTCTTGAATTTGCGACAGAATGGGTTGCTTGTAAGCCTATGTTAATGATTTGGCCTTCTAGCCTATCAAATGGCGGTGTACCCACTCCCGAGTTATACCAGTTTTCACATGAGCGCGTTCCAAACCGGTATAGCGTCTGGTCAAAATTATAATCTCTAATAAGATTGTCTGGGTTGCTCTCAGCCCCGACAGCATTAAGACTTGTTGCGTTCGAACCATCACCAACATCACTAAAAACGGTTAACAAAGGAAAGGTGTAGGCGAATTGATTATTAATAAAGGTTACTGACAGAGCGCCCACTATATCTGGGTCGGTCATAACGGTTAGCGTGGTAGTTGATGAGCTATATTGACTTACCGTGCCGTCCGCAACAATATACATATTCACACCGTCATCTGCGAATATACACCGATCTGTCCCCGCTATTGTTCCTCGGGTTATGTGATTACCTAATACTGAAACTTCATACAGTACGCCGCCCACAACACGATAAGCAACTTCATTCATGCGATGTTGACCGCGATCTAAACCTGCTGTTATTGAGCTTAGGTTTTTTTGACCGGGGAATGATTTTGTTACATATTGATCTTTACCTGACTCGACTAACTCAGGGTAAAAGTTACGTGATTCTTGAGACGATAAAGGGCGCGACCTGTCTTGATAGGATGGACCAGTGATATTTATAGGAACATTTTGGAATGCGGACTCCATTAAGGGGTGCGTCCTTCGACCCTCATTACCGGAGAAGATCCAAACCGTCCTAATTTATCCTTATTGTTCGCGCCTCGAATAGTCCTCATAAACCGCTGATAATACTCCTCTGCGCTTATAGGCTCCCCTGCTTTGAGCTTTAATGCCCACAGCGCACCAAATAAATAGACATTAGGGAACTTTGTTAAGACTGCGTTAGCTGTGTTTGATGTTGATAAGGCCGTGAACTCTTGGAAATATTGGAATTCTCCAGCGTAAGCTTGATCTGAAACTCGATTAAATTCAATCTGGTCAGTCACCGTGAAGAACTCAGGTCTTCCATCACTACTTAATATGTTTAACTGGCTAGGCGTTCTAAACCTTAGCTCGTATGACTCCCCATCCACAATCTGAATACGGACTTTACGCATAGACTGGAAGCCAGTCGGCAACGCCACAAATCTATCTGTGGTATTCGTTGCAAAAGCAACCAGTGTTTCGCCGTCTCGTATCTGCAAGACCTCGGTATCATTGGCATACATTTCTTGTTCAGCCATGTCGATG